ATTGTATGCATTGAGAGCATCTCCAATCGGGCCAGACAAATCAATTCCACCGCCCAATCCTTTATTTTTGCTGCTGTTATCGGAAAGAGCATTGATTTCATCGAACCCAAGTACGGTTTTGGCAAGTGCTTTTGCAGAACCGTTTGCTTTGTCGAGAGAATCGCTTGCATCATCGCCCGCATCTGCCAATCCTTCTACATCATCAGCGCCTGTGCTATATGCTTTTGATATTCCATCTGCAACTTCCTTGTAATTTACTCCAATCATAGTTCCGAACCATCTTGCAAGTCTTTGGAACGCCATCAAGAGCGCATTTACATAAGGAAGAACATTTTTTATTGCTGCTGTGAAAATAAACCCCACTTCGCGTGAAAGGTTGCTCGCTTGTGCTTTTAGCATTCTGTACTGGTTTGCAACCGATGATATAGTATTTGCCTGATCTCCAAAAGCAATGGTTGATTGCTGCAGCATTGCAATAATTCTCAACTGCATTTTGTCGGCCTGTGTCATTTCAGATACAGCTTCTTTGATTCCGTATTTATATGCGATTGTCTGCAAAGTGGCGTTCGTTATATCAATACCATACTTATAAACTGCCCTAGATTGTCCAATCAAGCCACTTGAGAAGTTCGTCATAACAGATTTCAGATCGATATTAGTAAGAGAACTCCAATCAGACGATAACATTGAAAGTGCTGCTGCGGTATTTTCGCTTGTCTCTCCCATAAGCCCAACAGCATTTGTCACTGCTCCAACTCTGGCCTGAAAGTTCATCAAATCAGTCAAATTAATTCCAAGGTTTTTCTGATTTGTAAACTGTGTCATTCCATTTTTATCCACTTTAAATCCGGTCATTTTTTCATTTAGGCTTTCAAGTCTCGAACGAAAAGATTCTGCATATGATTCCGCACTGTTATATCCAAATTTTTTATAATCTCCTGAGAATTGAGTTCCTATTTTATTCATTGTTACGTTAAAATAGTTGAATGTTTCAACGTAATCCATTGCGGATTTTGTTGCGCTTCCAATACTTTTTAATGCCCTCACTACTAAAAACAAGCTTGCATAAAGCTTTCCAAACGTATAAGCAAGCCCATTTATCCCTGTTGCTAATTTTTTTGTATTATTTGATGAAGACAGCAGATTAGAAGAAAAGTTCTTCAAAATACTGCTTCCCAAGGTCATAGGCTTTGTTGCTGTTGTTGTTTTACTACCAAGAGAAGCCATTGCGTTTGCCGCACCACTTATCGCTGTAACCATGCTTATCATGTTCTGACTTGCTTCCGGTGCGCTTGCAATTGTGGTAAGCAGATTCTTAAATTCAGTTGCAAATATAGGCAAATTTGCGGCAGCTTTGTTCATTCTTTCGTATCCGAATGAAGACATTGCGTCAGTCATGCTTTTGATGTTTGCCGCAGACGCTTCCGGTACATTTACCCCAGTTATTGCAGCGTTGATCTCTTTTATTGCTGATGCGGATTCTCGTAGTCCTGCTGCGTTGATTCCTGCAAGTTTATTTACGTTTTTTGCAAGGTTAGTAAAATCCTTTGATGTTGCAGTCTCTTTTAATCCTGACATTGCAGTCGAAAGTTCTGTAACGCCATTTGCAAGACCGGAAAATGATGCAGTATTGATTCCATGCAAGGTGCTTACAACGCTGTTAAGTCTTCCAACAAGCAAGTCAAGTTGCTGTATTGCTTTGGTGGCTGATGCTTGGATATTGAGTTCTATTCCGTCATATGCAATAGGCATGAGTCAATACCACCTTTCTTGATACAAAAAAAGAGCGATCCTTTGACAGATCACTCTTCTGATAATTCTTTTTTATTCTCTTCAAATCTCTGTTGCATACCGGACAGCATTGCAAACAAATCTTTTCTTTTTTCCTTTATCTGCTCTTCCGTAAGCGGTTTATCATCTTCCGGTTCATTCATGCTGAACATTCCGACCGGTTCTTTTGGATATTCCCCATGACCAAACGATGCACCCAAGGCATTAAGCACATAAAATCCATTCATGTAGGCAAGACGTTCAGATTCAATCAGTCTGGCTTTCATTTTGATCTGTTGCGCTTTATCATATGCCTTTAACTTTGTAGGATTCAACTTCATAAACGTTGCACGGTCAATTCCGTATGATAAGGCGTTCGGGAAAAAATCTTCTTCAATGATCTGCTTTATGCTTCGGTTTTCTTCTGCTTTTTCTTGTGATCCTGCGGAACCACCGTCAGGTTGTTCTTCGTCTGTTCCTGATCCATCGCATTGATTCGGGTCAACATCTGCTCCAACCCGATTCGTTTGAAAAAACCGTCAGCATCCATTTGCGCCTTTAACGCATCAAACATACCGGAATGCAGCGATCTTTCATCGTCAGGATTCTGCCGGCAAAATTCCTTATACAGCTTTCTTGCTTCATCACGTGAAGTGATATCATTTGTGATATCTCCATTCACACCATGATGTTCCAGAAGTCCCATAAACAGGAATTCAATTGTCAGTCCCGGAATGGTTGCAACTTCTCCGATTGTGCTGTCAAGCATCCGAATATTGTACGCTGTTTTCTCTTCATCAGTCATTTCTTCCGGTGTTTTGCTTGTATTGATATTTCGGTACTGATATGCGCCTGTGAAATAATCAAACACTTTCCTGACAACATCAGACTCAGCCGCTTCAAACGTGTATTCGATTTCATAAGATTTATCGTTAACAGTAATTTGCATGGTTTTTACCTCTTTTTCTCAATTTTAATAAGGGCAGAATATTTCATCTGCCCTCTTTGCTTTGTTATGTTGCTGATCATGCTCCAGGTGTCGGTGCTACTGCTGCCTGCAATCCAATGTATTCAGAGATTGTCAGAGAAATGTCAAATTCAATCGCTGCGTTTGCCCCAACCTCAGGTAACGGAATATTTGTGCCGGGTTTTGCCACTACATAAAACGCATCTGTAAGCCCGGGAATATACACCTCAAACCATGTACGCAGTCCACTTGTAGCTGCTGCGGATGCGGTCATCATAGCCTTTACCTGTGGGACAGCGCCTGTCAAGAACTTTACTGTCCAATCACCGCCGGTATCCTGCTGACCTTTTCCATATTTCTTTGTATCATCTTCCAAACAGGTCAAATCGATTTTTTCCTGTGAAAGACTGATTCCACCAACACTTCTACATCTTTCAAGCAACGTAAATGTTGTAGGCTTTGTTCCGGCTGTTGTTTCAATTCCATAACCAAACTTTACGCCAAGTGTAGTAAGGTCGGTTCCTTTTGCTACTGCCGCCATTTTATTTTCCTCGCTTTCTGCATAAAAAAAGAAGCCTTTCGGCTTCAAGTTAAAAAATCAATATAGTGAATCGCCGTTTCCGACATATCTTCGGAACCTTGCGGTAACACAGTTGTAAGTATCTGTTGACATATCCTGCGGGCCAAAAAACAGTTCGTACCCCATTGACAACATGATATCTCCGGCATAACCGATCAGTTTTCTTGCGGAAGTAACTGTATCTCCCGGCTTTGCAGTATATGCGTCAAGTTGAACAGTTGAAAGGATGCAAGTCTGCGTCTTATGTTCCAAATCATCAAATGCAGATGGCTCTCCAATCGTTACCGCTGCAAGTGTTGGGAATGCTGCCGGTGCCGATGAGTTTGAATCGGTTATTTTCAACGGTTTGCTGTGATATGGCGCATCCGCTTCTGTTATAAGTTTTGTTTTTAATCGATTTCCAACTTCCCATTGCACACTAAGCATTATTTGAACACCCGCCTTGCTACCTTTTCAATGTTTGCAATAATATCAGTATCAGCATGATACATCGGCATAGTTGCCTTAATTCCGTCTGTATGGTGCCAAACTCCGGTATCATCAGGATAATACCAACCGTTAGGATCAAATGCATGAGTCTGTCCCGGGAATGTTCCAACACCCATTCCAAACTGTGCCGCAAATGGATTGTTTTCAGCGTTCAATTTTATACCGGAGCCAAACTCTATCAAAAGTAATGTATTTGCTACCGGATAATTACCTGTCTGGATCTCTGCTCCTGTACCAATTAATATTGCAACTGCCGTATCGGAAAATTCATAATTCTTGATCTGAAATGAAACAGTGCTTCCTATCTGACTTTCTGATGCATATGTGTTTGCTGATTCCAGTCCGATCTCTGCAAGTCCTTCAACAAACAATTCGCATTTTCCTGCGAGACTCTTTTTGTACTCTTCAATCTGTTTGATTGCACGCTCAAATGCTGACGGAGAAAGCGACGATATATTTATCTTCATTACAATGCCTTTCTACACCGTCAAATTTGACCAACAAGACCATTTTCAATATGACTTTATGATTTGTTCGCCGTAAGCATTTTCACGGCAATTTTGACCACATTCAGCGTCTTTATGGGATTTGCAGAAACCTGATAATCAGCACTGCTGACAAGCACTGAACCGTCCGTATCATATACCGGTATGTTGTCAACCCAAATAAGCGAGTTGTCATTTATCGGAAGACTTTTATTGCTTGACAAAATTACTCTGTCGTACGCAACATTGTTTCCAAATGGACTTTCATATGCATCTGATCTTCCGGCTGAAATTGATGCCTTGAATGATACCGGATGAAGATAACCACATTTTGTTTCCAGTGTTTCCCTGCCCTGATCGTCATATACCGGTATTGAATCGCTGTACAATGCATAGAACATTGCGACCTGATTCTTTTTCAAATCCCTCATAAGACCACCTTATTTCACAACCATACTGATCAATGATGCAACTATGGCGCTTGCAATGGCGCTTGTAACGGTCGTTATTACGCTCATTTTTACGACATTGAAACTTTGTACAGGCGCTTCCTTTATTTCCTTTAAATCAGCCTGAATCTCATGCATTGAAGCAATAAGCTGTTGCATATTGTTCTCGCTGATTCCTTCACGAACGGCTATTGCGGCTAACTTGTCATAAAACTCACGGTGCTGATTGCTGTTTCTATCTAAGTCGCTTTCAAGTCTTTGCATTCTTGATTCGTTGATGCATTTATCACATTCCGGCATGAAAGCACCATCCTTTTGCTTTTATGACTCCCAACCCCTGCCATAAAGATTTTTACCCTGCGGACACAGCACAGCCATGCCTATGCTGAATAGTCCGCGCTCCGACTGTTACATATGTTACTCATGGTTAAATTACATGAAGAAATTGCGGAATGGAATTGTACGCCATTATGCTTTTGTTATATTGCCTGTTTATTCCATTTTCTGAATGGGAAAGTTCATTTTCCGCACCTTCCTTTGAATCAAGTTCCACAACCGCCATTGCAATCTTATTTATGTTGAGAGTCATATCGGCAGTAATCTTATCTTCGGAATAACTGGGCGGATAATTTCTCGCATCTTTGAAAAGTTCTATGGCCATATTTACAACCAAGTCTTTTGGATTATATCCAAGATATTCAGCTGCTTTAATTGTGACTGATTCAGAAAATGTTGACATACAATTACCTCACAAGCTTTTCAATGAGCATATCCTTCAGAACAGTTCCGCTTGTATATTCATCAGCAACAATTCCGTGTGCCGCCGCAAGATCAAGCAGATCAGCTTTTGCCATTCTGTTGATTTCTGTTTTTGAATATACTTTTTCAGAACTTTCATCTTTCTGGACATCGGGATTATCATTAAGAATAGCGGTTTTTTGAGCCGCTATTCTTTTATGTCTTCTAAGCATCATGGTTATCACCTCATGCTTTGATCTTTGCGAGTACAACCTTTGAATCGTTTGAAAGAGCAACCGCAAAGTGTTCATCAGCAGAAACAACAGTTGTCTTTGCAAGGATATCTCTGTCAGTTTCAACCATTACATCACGTTTCATGTAGATTGTCAGAGCGCTTTCTTCCAGAGCGTTTCTATCTGCTGTCGGATCTTCATTCGGATCTGCAACATCAACGACAACAATCGGACAAGCAAAGTACGGAGCAGAAACAACCGCAAGCTTATCTCCAACAACCAATGTTGTATTGATTGTCTTTGAAAGTGCTGTAGAAAGATGAACGTGCGTTGCATCTTCCGCTGTTGCATCAACAACAATCGTTACAGTACCGCTCGTATTGTCCTTTGTATAAGATACTTTCTTTACTTTCTTTGACTTAATGATCTGGCACCCTGCAATTTCACCGATTGCACCTGTCATAATCACCGGAACCGGATACTTTGTCATATCTTTGAAATCAGCATCTTTACGAAGCGTGGTTTCCTGATCAGGATGAATGAACATTACCTTGCTCAACGCCTGATCTGACTCGTCTTCAAAAAGACCGTTTGCAGATACGATAGCATCATATCCAATTGCCGCGGCTGTTCCGTCATAAACCAGTGCAGCAGTGCAAAGAGTATCGTAAGAATCATTATCAACCTTTGCACCGATTGACATTGACAGCTGATTTGTAGCCTGTCCAAGAGGATCTCCCATACCAGACAATACTGCTTCATCTGTGATTTCTGCGGCTTTTCCTGCTTTCTTAACTGTAACCTGTGTTGTAGAAGCTGTCAGAACCGTAGTTCCCATTGCAACACCTTCTGCAACGTCTTCTGCGTCACCAATATCATTAACATTCACATAGGCTCGTTGGTTCCTATGCCGTTCTCTAATGAACTGCTACACCTTTATATATACGTGTAGATTAGACTATATCACCAACTCAATGAGTTGCTCTCCACTTCCACGCACTTGCGTGTACTCCCTTTCGGGATAGTCGTTGAACCTTGCTTATTCGGAAATAAATTTTTCAAGTTCCCTATCGATTCTTTTATTTCTTAGCCACCAATAAGGTATCCTCAACAAATCAATTCCGTTATTATTGCAGTAAATATTTTTTATTGAGTCATGTTTAGTAACATTTTCACTGTGATAAAAAGTGTTTTCGTAGTGTTGGCTTCCATCAAATTCAATCAGTTTCTTTTTCCCGTTTATAATTATCATAAAATCAAAAGGCAATGAAAATTTATCTTTGCAATCATCGAATTTGTATTGTTGTTCAAATACGACGTGCTTTTCTTGCAAAAATTTCGCTATGTAATATTCTCCTTTTGAAAGGTTGCATTTCGGGCATCTGATATCTCTGATCAAGTCCTTTGGTATAACCTTCCATTCGTAACCACACTTTTTGTGTCTCACAAGAATTGGAACCCTGTTATTAACATACTCTCCGATTACTTCGTATTGTTTTGGGTATTTGGCTTCAACCTGTCCCTTAAAGACATCAGTATCTTTAAATCCATGGCAAATAGGGCATCCGCTACCGTGAAGCATATTATATGGAAGTGCTTCATATGTATGACCGCAATTCGTATTAAGAACTGACATCTTCTTGTTGGAACCTTTATAGTCTCCAACAGCTTCTATATAATCAATTCCATTGCTTTTTAGGTCATTCATAAACAATTCGGTATTTTTTGTTTTGGATTTTGAAATCTTCTTCCCTTTGCACAATGGACATCTCTGACCGCTCAACAGCTTTGCGGGTTCCTTCATATCTGAATGACCGCAATCTTTGTACCTGATCAGAACCTTTGTATGAGTTGAAACATATTCTCCAATAACTTCTACATTTTCATCGTTCAATTCTGCAATAAACTGCTCTAATGTTTTTCTTTTAGACATATCTTCACCTCAATTATATTATACCACATTGAGACGATATAGTAAAACAAAAGAACAGTATATCAATAAGCCTTGGTTGCTGATTGTCTGCATGACGTGACGGTCTTACAGAGTTTCCAGCAATTAAAAGAGTTTGCACTATACATCACTGTATAGTGGCGCATATCAGTTTACGCATATTTCGGAACAGTAATTGTGTTGCCCGGACGTGCAACGAGATCAGTGTTGATTGTAGCGATCGGAGCAAATTTGATTTTCTTCGGAAGTGTTGCGGTAATCATGTCTGACATTACTTCGGGATCAACAAGGTTTGAGATTTTTGTAGTTGGCATTTTTTATTCTCCTTTAATGTTTTACGAGTTTCTCGTATAGTTTTGGATGGGACTGTTTGAGTTCTACTCTCTTCTGATATCCCATTCTTGCGAATTGTTCCGGCGTTACAGTGAATCCATCATCATCAGATGCACCGGAAGCGGCTTCGGGTCGTGTTTTGATCCATTCTGCTTCCATCTGTTTCTTAATGGATGTCATTGCCTTTGCCTGTATCTGGAAAAGGGTTTCATTATCGTTTTCATACTGTGCGACAGCTGCCTTTTCCGCTAAGTCTGCGGGATAACCAAGTGTCAAGAAATTCTTTGTCAAGTTTCCAACCGCAACAGACTTTTTGAGCGATTCAAACTCTTCCTGTCTTGCGGCTTCCTGCGCTGCTTTTTCCTGATTGTCAATTTCTTCCTGCGTCTGCTTTGCACGTAACTGCTTTTTATATTCAGCAGCTTCATGTGTTGCCTGATCTGTAGCTTTCTTCAATTTTGCAGTTTCAATTCTCATCTGTTGCAATTGCTCTTCCAATGAAAGTGGCTTTGTTTCGTCAGGCTTATTGGGTTCTGCGGAAGATGAAGGATCAGTTTTGGATTGGTCAGGTGTTGCAGGATCTGTTGGAGCAGGATCTGTTCCTGCAGGATCAGCAAAAAACTGTAAGTTCATAGGATGCATTGACATAATGTTTTTCTTTTTCATGGTTATTTCCTCTTTCTGCGTTATTAGAGTCATTCTCTTGACTTTTTTCTTTTTATTCCTGCGATTAACGTCTTCTCTGACGATTTTTTGTATATAAAAAAGAGCCAGTATATGACTGGCTCCCTTTTACTGCTTACTTTGTTATTCCACTTAATATCGGACTGTTTCCAGATTGATCAGACAAATCGGATTGATTTCTCTTTACATCCGGGTTAACGGAATTATTTGTTTGTGAACTATCCGTTTTACTTGCAGATGATTTGCTTTCAATCATTGTCTGCTGATACTTTTCGATCTGAGGTACGGAATCCTTAATTGCTTCCGATAAATTTGAAAACAGATCAACTGTTTCCATTGCAACTTTAGGATTTATATGATTCTGAATCATAGTTGCAAGCGAGTTTACCTTTTCTGAAAGGTTGAACGTTTTCTGTCTCAGGAATTTGATTTCTATATCATTTGCAGAAATTCCATTCAAAGATTCATCAGTCTTATTTGCAGCCTTGATTGCAATACGGTTTCTGCGCTGAAATGAACTTTTAAGTACAAGCGATTCTTTGCAAGCGGATTGTTCTGCTGCACTCCAACCGCTCGACATACTCATTGCAGATGCCGTACTTCCACCGCCCGGATCAGATTGATTCGGGACATACGCCCTTTCAAGTATTGCATCATGCTTTGAATTTATATTTTGCAAAACTCCCGCATAATCGTATTCAAGAGTCAAATTCTTGATATCAGGCTTATTGCTATTTCCGGCAGTTTTGGTAATCAACCAAGAACCACCCTGCGTACCCTTGACATCTCCATTTTCATCAGTTTCAAGTTCTATGTCATTTCCCCACCATATTGCCTGAGTGTTTTGCGCAACATCATTTACAAAATCCGATTCAAGGACATTGAGAGCGTCCATTTCATCAACCTGACGTTCAAAACATCCAGTTCTATCACTTGATCGGTTAAATTCTACGATATAGACTTCCCCGATCGGATTTGTCTCTCCGCTTCTATTTGCATGAAGATATTTTGGTTCTTTTCCCAGGACCGGAATCCCATTTGTTACTTTGTAAGTAGAATCTATGATGTAAACCGAATCATCAGTAATGCACGTATATACCCGCTGATAATTTTCTTTTATGATGTATGTCACGCCCATCATAGGCTTATGCGATACTTTGGATGAATAAACCACAAAGGTATAAAGCGGATTCAATGTAATGAGATCAAACGGAGAGTCACCGTCTTCTCTTGACCGCTTTAAATCTATCATCTGATAACCAACACCACATATTTCAACATATCTTGCAAGTTCTGCATCTTTGCTGTCTTTTTCTTCTGCATAGAAGTAATCATTCAGTAAAGATATCCCGGATTCCTTGTCGTTTTTATCATCAGGGTTCATAATTCTGTCGGAACGCTGCACCAATGCAACAGGATTTCCCCATACGTACCCAAGTTTGAACTCAGATATTTCGTTCGCAATGTTTGCGATTGATAAAATATTTATTTCTGGCCGGATAGTCTTTTCTCTTACAAGTGGCTGTTGACCTTTGTCATAATCAAGCAGGAACTGTATTTCTGCTCTGTTGATCTCATGTTTTACAAGAGAATCACGCAAAACCTGAATGACGTTGTCACGAGAAATGGTTTCTGCGTCTGTATATATTCTTTTTCTACCCTGCAGTCTGTCAAGTCCCATGAGTTGCCTTCCTTTTTACCGTACTGTTACGCCGCTCGATGTGTTCCTGCGATATTCCTGTTTCTTTGAGTCAATCCATTCTACCGATGAATTTTTCTTCCCTTTTCTATCATGCGTTTCATGCGAACTTTTTTCTTTTCTCATTATTTTTCTCCACAAAAAAGAAGTTCGGATTTCCCCGAACCTCTTTGCGTTTTCATATTCTTTTCACTAATATCATAATACACCTTTATGAATGTGATTTTTGTGTTTCTTTTAATGCAAGGAATATATCAATCTTTCTCGCAATCCATGATCGTTCATATCCGGTGGCGTTTCCGATTTGTTCCTGCGTCATGCCGTCAATAAACCTCATTGTCAGGATTCTACGCATAAGGCTATCATCAATCGTGCTGATATATTCCTGCACATTGTTTGTCATTTCAAGAAGCTTGTCTTCCAGATCTTCGAGAGTCGCTTTGCGTGAACATAACAAAGTCCTTTTACGTGAATATTCAGGATAAGGGAACCCTTCAATGTTGAAATTCTGAATTCCACCCTCGCCGCCTTTAACCTTGTCCTTTACTACTTCCAATTTATCAATTTCTTCCTGAGTCTTTGAAATACGTCTTCTGACTTCCTTTATTTCCTGTTGCAAGCTGTCATATTGAATCAAAATTGTTTTATCCATATTGTTCCCCCTCAAAAAGGACTTTTTATAAATCTGGCCACAGTACTTGAACAATTCAAAAAATCGCACAACTGTGATAGAGAATCCGGGGCATCTTCATGTTTATTTTTTCCATTCATGGTAAATGAATATACGTTATTCATAAAATTCCGATAATCCATATCACGCATTCCATCTTCCAAAAAATACATTTCCCTGATCTGCTGTGCATTATCCCAAATCCTTTGTTCTTTTCGCTTCTGTGTATCTGCCCATTTAGAATTGATATTTATGCGCTTATTCTTTTCTCTTAATAACCTGTCTATATCGTCCTTGTATCCCTCTCCGCCTTGATTTGCTTCAAACATCGCACTGCCTACATTTTGCTTGATAAACATTTCAACTATTTTTGGTTGAGTTACGCCTTTTTCACTTCTATCAAAAACTACTGAGGGAATATAAATCGATCCATCTTCGTAAACGTAAGCGACAGGACAAGACAGGTAATCCGAACCACCAAGCGCTACATCACAGGCCGCGCATACTCTTACAAGTCCATTTTTGGGAAGAATTCCGTTATAAAAGTTCATATGCTCAGGGTTAAACACTGCACCATCACGTTCTATTGGTTCCTGCTGATCCTGCGAAAACCACGATGCCATATCATCGTTTTCCTCAAACTTTGCACGCTCTGTTCGATAATATTGAGTGCTGAATCCTACTCCATAGTCATAATCAAAATTACTTTCATCTGTATCAGGATCAAGCGCAGGAATCTTGATTACATCCCAACGTATATCTTTTGCTTCTGGATTATTTTCCAAAAAACTCATACGGTTCATGAAGATGTCATGCAAACTCCAAATCGTACCATTGTAAACAACCTTGCATTTTTCCTTTTTACGTTTCATCAAGTTATTATCAAAAATAGTTTGTTTCCGGCGTAAAATATCAGGACTCAATACATCCTGAATACCCTCAAGCACATCGTCTGCAATAAGCCAACCTGTTGCATCAAATAACCCATTCAAACCTGACGTAAGTCCTTTTCCCGATATAGATTTGTACTTTTTTATGCGTTCAAGGTCTATCGTGTTATTTTTTGCGTCTGTACTGACTATCTTTGCCATAGGGAAAATCTCGCTATGAAGGTAAATAGGATCAGTCCAAATTTCTTTCAGTCCATCCAGAAATGAACTCCCGGCTTCTTCCTTGTATGAACAATACAAATTGCTTAACTCTGTATTTCTTGCGCAGTGCCATGAAGTTCCAAGTGTGATTATTTGCGTTTTTCCAACTCTGGCCGGCATATGCACAAACAGTTCGTCAAGTTCATCATCTTCAAGTAACTGCAATTTGTTTACTACCCTGATTAACGTTTTTCTTCTCGGTTGATAAAATCTTTGTGCGGGCGGTCTGTCTTTTTCGATATACAGGCAGTAACTGTCAAGTAGATAAGGGGATTCAAGTTTCAGCGTTTTCCAATACAATTCATCCATTTTTACTAAATTTACGCCCTTTGCGATTCCATAATCACACGCTGATTTGACGTATTTTGAGACTTTTAGCGCCCATTTGATATCATGTTCAGTGTCAATGGAATAGGCGGCTATATCGCGCAAATCGGACAGGTCACTGGCGTTTATTCCAACCCTCAATATTGAGTTTTTGACTTCATCGGCAACAATCCGAGTTTTTTCAGATACCATTTTTCTCCTTGAATAAAAAAAAGAGCCAAATACCGAAAAAATCTCGATACTTGACTCCTATTAGTCTTTATCCTGCCCCTATTGGCAGAATGGTTTATGAAATTTAATTATTTAACCTCTTTCTTTACTTCATACACTTTCATGCTACCATCTCTGGTGCGCTTGATTTCACACGAATTGCCTTTTTTGAGCGGCTCTCTGATCTTTACTATCGTGTTGTATTCATCCTGTGTAATTCCGGCTGCAACCAATGCTTCTGACATACTCATGGCATATACCTCTGATTTTATTTTTTGTTACAAACAGGGATTAAGAGAGTCGAACTCTTATTGTATGCTCCAAAGGCATATGTGCTAACCATTGCACCAAATCCCATTATGCATAAATTAGACTGGTAGCTGTTCATTGCATTTTCCGCCCCGTGTAGTGACGTAATCAGGCAATTTATCGGGAAAGTTTAGTGTCAATCCCAGTCATCCATGCGCACACCTACTTACATATGATTTTCAGTATGCCTTTTTGTTGCTTTCCGCATTTTTTATGACCACACCCATCATCGCGTAATCTATACGGCAACCACTCCGTATTGACTCGCTCGGGAACATCCAAATCCGGTACATGGAATCGAACCATGTATTAAGTCTGCCAACACCGGAACACCCATTTTTATGTCTGCAAGGGTTTGTGCAGTTGTGATACTGGATTTCCATCCAGAACCCTGACGGACGGTCTCTCACCGCCCTTAACTGAATAGTCCAATCAGGTGAAAGGAGTATAGCACGCTGTCAAGTGGCAAGGCTTAACAGCTATATGAAAGGTGGCTCGAATAGCCAAGTGAATTACTTTGTTACTGTTTGCTTCCATCAACCTTAAAGGTTATTTCCATGTGATCCCCCTATCTTAATTATGCGTCTACCTATTCCGCCACACATATATCAAACGACCTGTGCAGGATTCGAACCTGCGGAACATCACTGTTCATTTGGTTAGCAACCAAAAGCATTAAACCTCTCTGCCAACAGGTCAATGTTCAACAATTACCACGTAGACACAAACCCGATGCTCATTATCATTGCCGCAATCACGATTACACCGCTCATAATGTTCTTCTTGTCAGACCTCATAGCCGCAACCATTGCGAGTATAACGGCGGCATCAACAGCAATTGTGAATATCCTTGCAATTTGAATAACC